AGATACAACAATAAGGGTTAAGTATCGGACCCGAGGAAAACACTTAGAAATTATGGGTATAGCATAGCCTAGGAGAATTTGACATGAAAATAAAACCATATTTTATTATTGTACGTTTTCTACAAGGCTCGTATAAAGGTAAAGTAAAAATCTGGAAAGACTACGATCCAAATACTGTGTGGGGATCAGCCTTATACGAGATACTTGGATATGCAGACACTTTCACAGAAGCTAAAGCAATTCGTTCAGAAGGAGAAGTAATATGAATATAATACAAAAAGGACTAGGTATTCTACTAATAGCTTTTAGTCCTATGCTCTTTTTTATAGGCATACAATATGCAGAAGAAGTTGGCTTATCTTATCTTAGCTTACTAGATTATTTGTTTATATTTTTTAGTCCTGTTGGATTAGCAACAGGTATATGGGCACTAAAGGAGAAGTAGAATGACATTGGAAGAAGCCACTAAAATTGTAGGTAAGAACCAACCTATATGGGCAGTCAGAAACATGGTTAAAGCCTTGACTATGTGTCGTTGGCTGAATACTCCAGAGGAAGAAAGAAGATTACAAGCAGGAAAAATTATATTAAATAAAAAAAATGGGAACAATATGTAAAATTAACCGTCTACTAGGTAAGATTAACATGAAAAGGAAAAACTACCATGACAAAAATTAAATTGAAAGGCTTCCCTAAAAGTGAATCAGAGCCTGATTACAGGAATGTTTTTGTAGGCAGAGATGGAAATATAAAACAGGTAAGAGTAAGTCTTATGAAAGAACTAACTCAGTACGTGAGTGAGGAAGATGCCAAGTTAATGTCCACTTGGTTGCTAGAAAACTTTAAACTTAAAGAAGGAAAGGTTATATAATGTTAAATTATATCTATAGAAAACGTGTAGTTAAAAATCGTTATGGCATTACCAAAGGTAAACAATCAATTCAGTTTCACTTTGGTAAAAGGTCACTCTACTTATTTGTACCGTTCTATAACATAACTAAAATAGTAGATAAATACGGTAAAGTTACCGTATCATAAGAGAAGGAACTTAATAGATCTACTAGAGTGAAGTGCTTAAGTAACTCTAGTAGAACTTATTAAGGAGTATCTCATTACTGGAACCTTTTTTTAAAAAAAAAATATTAGGAGAGTGCTTATATGCTGACTGACTTTCGTTCTGTACTCTCGAAGGAGTTATGAGAATGGATTTGAAGAAAAAAGATATAAGCACTCTCATTATACGACTGTTTTTAAAAGGAGTAATAACATGTTACCAACAACACTACAATTTATTATGGCAATGATCACCGTGTTATCCATGACAGCATTATTCCAAGGAATTATAGGCATAAGTATGTACACATTCCTCGAACCTTTATGGGTAGTACATTTTTTAGTTGCAATTATTGGTGGATGTGGTATAATAACTTTATTAATATATTATATAAGGAGTTAAACAATGAGTAATATAATTAATGACATGCTACTGGAGAGTCTCTATGAAGAAGCTCTTGAAGAAGCATTAAGTATAGAGAAAGATGTAGACAAGGCTGAGTTACTGGCAGAAGAAATGGCAGTAGAAAAGTTTGAACATCTGTCCGATAGTGGTTGGATAGAGAATGAAGAGAATAGCCTTTGGGATGGGTACGAAGAGTACCTTGAAGGAGTAACAGACACAAACAGAAGGGATAAGTTCTATGAGATGTAGCAGATGTGGAGATGATATGGAATGGCTCATAAATATAAATTATGTCAGCCATTTCTATTGTCCTCCTTGTAACAACGAACAGGAGCAGTCCCTTGAACTGGTGACACCAGACACAAGGCTGGCAGAACGATATGGAGAATGATATAGTACGATGTCCACGATGTCTAGGCTATGGCTATGAACAGACCGACATGCTACAGGTAAGTGATTGTTCTTTATGTCATGGACAAAAAGAATTACCCAGAGAATACACAACTTATGAAAGCATAACCAAAGGAGAATGATATGACTAAAATTACAGCACGAGTAGAACAGTTAATGACTGAAGGTATGGCCTCAAAGGTTAAGGGCTGGACTATGAAGAGTATTGTTGAGACTGTCTCTCAAGAGATGGGTACGCAAGCAGGTACTAAGGCTAGAGAGTACATCTTGGAGAAGTGTGGCTATAAAAATCTAGCTTGACATATGTAATTACATATGGTATAATAGATGTGAAGGATTTTAAAAATGAATGATCTATTAGAAATACCAACCTTTTTAGACAGACGTAGTGAGCCTCCTGTCAAACACAGGCATGCACCCAAGTCTAAACTGAAGATGACCAAGCCACCCAAGCCTACTGGTAGGTTCAAGAAAGCAGAGCTTATGAAACTCCAACTGTGGGATGAGGCTCCTCGTATTGGAAGTGGATTAAGATTTGTGTATGTAAAGACAGGCTGGAAGTGGGTGTACCTGAGAGAGCATGGGTTTAATATTAACACAACTCGTATTCGTAAGGCTAAGTTTAATTTAATTCTTGCTCATACTAAACGGAGGGAAGCAAGTGAGTGATAAATATACATGGGGTTATAGAATGTATGTACCTTTAAACAAGGAAGAAAGAATGACTAGAGATGGAATCAAAGGAACTTCTAAGGTAAGTGAAGCTATCTTTAATTATATTAATACATGGAAGGTAAGTTCATTAAAAGAGTACGTACATGATCAGATGTATTGGTACTACAAGAAAGAAGCTACTGAAGAAGAAGTTAAAATGTTTTTGAAACGGCATGGAGAAAAGGAAGATGATTAAGAAAAAACCTGAAACATTACAAAAGGCTGAACGAGATTTAATTAAAACTCTGATGCTAACGGCTGTGAATGCTAGGTCAGAGGAAGATGCAATATCAGGAGCTAGAAAAACCCTATATGAGCAGAATGAATGTAGTTGTGTAGAATTGGAGTGGAGTCCTATACCAGACCCTGCTTGTCCAGTGCATGGAGAAAAGGAAGATGATGAATACCGACACTTAGCATGTGACGGCTACCCTAACTGTGATATTATGCCTGAACTTTGCTCAGATTATGGGCATGAATCTCAGATGATAGGACATAAAGATTAATTAGTCAGCTTAAAGAGAGGGAAAAGAAATGAGTAACAGATTTACACTTGCTCAACTAAAAAATCTAGCTTGGAGGGAAGATACTCCTACAGTAGCTAGTTTATTTGCAAGAGGGGAGAAGGCCAAAGGTAGAGCCACATATAAATTTCAAAAGAAAATCAATGGTACTAAGGATTGGTGTAGGCAATCCATTGGTACTTTTCCAGACATGACTATCATTGAGGCAGAAGAAAAAGCTCAAGAATTACGGAAGCTCTGCAATGCAGGGATTAATCCCAAGACCCATAACCAAGTCTTACTCATTGGTATGAGGTTTGCTAATGCTAGTAAAAGATTGGACTGCACAGAAAGTGAAGCAGTTAAAGAAGCTGCATTCCTGTGGAGAAAGCTACTCTCCATAGATAAACGACACTTGGATTATGATAAGCATGTTTATGCTTTAGCTTTCTTACTTAATCAGCTTAAAGAGAGGAAAAAGAAATGAGTGTCATTGAAGGTAAAGTCTGGGGGAGTACCAAGCCTCTCCTTCAGACACCAGCCATAGAGATACATAGAATAAAAGTAAAGGAAGGTGGGTACTGCTCCAAGCATACCCATCAGTCCAAGATCAATGCCTTCTATGTGTTGAGTGGTGTCTTACAAATCAGTCGATGGAAGAACTATGTCCATGAGGTTGGTAAAATTATACAAGCTGGCTTCGATCAGCACCAGATGGTAGACAAAACCAAACTGTATCATGACGAGATCTGTATAGTACCAGCAGGTGAACCTCACATGTTCACAGCACTGGAAGATACAGTAGCACTGGAGATATACTGGGCTGAGTTAAATCATAATGATATACACAGGGACTTGATCGGGGGTATAAATGAAAGGAATGATCTAACACTCTTCGAGGATGAAGAGGAGTTCCCTACTCATATCTATGCCAAGAAAACTAAAACCTCTATAAACTAGGAGATAATTATGTGGGAATTTATGATACTGTCTGCTGTAATAACAGTTGTTATTCATATTATATTTTAAAAGGAATATGAGTATGGGAAAACTACCTGTAATTATAGTTGATGATTTTAAAAGAGAGCCTAGTGTTTCCATAGTTTCATTGGACAGTATGGATATTATCGAACAACTGGAATTTCTAACAAAAACTATTTACAAACTGGAAACAATAAGAACCAGTAAAAGTAAAGAGCTACAGAAGTATGTAGAACTACATAGGTTTGAGTGATGAAAGGAATTATATCATTAATTATTATGTTGCTCATTATAAAGGTATGTGCAACAGCCTTATCGAAGATAGCCTTGGCTGAAGATAATGAACAGTGTCTGGTTGAAGCTATCTATTTTGAAGCCAGAGGTGAAGATTTTGTAGGTCAGCTTGCAGTTGGTACTGTGATTATGGAAAGGGTAGAGAGTTCTAAGTTTCCCAGTACTGTATGCAAGGTTGTTAAGTCAGGCCGATACTGGAAGGGTAATCCTGTCAGGAACAAGTGTGCCTTTAGCTACTGGTGTGATGGCAAGAGTGAAAAGATTAAAGATTATATGGCTCACGATGATGCCATACAGACAGCCTTGCTGGTGTTGCAGGGTGTACGTTTACATCAGGTGCTAGGCTCAACATACTATCATGCTTCTTATGTCCGTCCTTCATGGGCAAGAAAAATGAAACGGGTAGGTATAGTGGGCAGACATATTTTTTATAAGGAGAAGTAATGTTTATAATCGTAGCTAACAAACCTTATATAAAGAAAGACATTCACTCTTATGATGTATTGTCCCTGCCTTCAGGCAAGCCAATGTTGTTTGGTTCCAAGACTGAAGCTGTCCATTTCTTACAGGACTTATCCAATGAGCATAACTGGAATGAATTGTACATAGAAAATGCCAACATAAAAATTGAAAGGGTACATTAGTGCCTATTAAAAACAGATTGGCTTCACAGATACTGTTGAAACAGAACAAGGAACTGAGGCTTCAGCTTCTCGAAGCTAACAATACAATTAAAAGATTAAGGAACGAACTCTCCAAGGCTACAAAGCAGGGAGAACAACGAGGAAACTGGGTGGAGTTAGAAAATGACTGATAATGTAATAGACTTTTATACTTACTGGAAAAAAAATCAGGAGAAAAAAAGAAAAGCTATTGGCTTTCCAGCAGATTTGTGGTATAATATGCTGGACAATGGTTATGAACCAACCAACATGAAAGATGTTGAACAATTCTTGGAGGAAGAATATGTCTACTAAAAATCTGTGGCAAAAGGATAGAAGTGTTTTGTTCCGTGATCTTGTACGTCAGTACCGTGAAGAGGGATATGATTCCAAGGAAGCAAGACGATGTGCCAAGATAGAACTCAGGGAAATTATGCAAGACAAGGAAGATTTTGTACAGGACTTATGGAAAGAAACCTATGAGGACGAGTGATGTGGAATTTAATTTATCACGGTGAAGAAGAAAGTATTGTTGATAAGTTTCGTACCTTTGAAGAAGCAAAGGAAGGACTTCGTAATCGTGCTGGATTATGTCATGCCCTTCATGTTAATAAAATTACTGATATTTACAGCATAAAGAAAGGAACTCGTAATGGCAATAAAAGGTTGGGGAAGAAGAGGAGAGTGTCCTGAGTGTGGCAGTAGTGATGCCAATGTCGAACACTCTGATGGACATTCCCATTGTTTCAGTTGTGATACCCATTTTAAAAATGGAGAAGTTATGCAGTCCAAAGCAAACATCATACCAATGAGTAAGACCATGCAAACACATTCAAATGCACAGCTATCAGACATCCCTGATAGAAATATAAAGAGAGAAACAGCCAAGACCTATGGTGTGCTGACCAAGAAATCTGGGTCTATTATAACCCATCATATCTATCAGTACTACGATGAAATAGGTAATCACATAGCTAATAAGACAAGGGAAACAAAGACCAAGAAGTTCTGGTCTGAGGGTGACATGCCAAGTGCTGTGTTGTTTGGACAACAGGTGTTTGAACAGGGAGGTAAGTACGTTACCATATGTGAAGGTGAGGTGGATGCCATGTCAGCCTATGAAATGATGGGATCTAAATGGCCTGTTGTCTCCATAAAGAATGGTGCTCCCAGTGCAGTAGAAAATTGTAAACAATCCTTGAATTACCTGAATAAGTTTGAGAACATAGTACTGTGCTTTGATAGTGATAAGCAGGGGAAGGAAGCCTCACAAAAAGTAGCTCAGTTATTTGAACCTAACAAGTGTAAGATACTCACCCTTGAAATGAAGGATGCCAACGAGTATCTGAAGATGAACCAACGTAAGAAGTTTTACGATGAGTGGTGGGATGCCAAGACCTATACTCCTGCTGGTATCCTTAACTTATCTGATCTGGGTGACAAACTGTATGAGGAAAACTATTGTGAGACTTGTCTGTATCCTTGGCACAAGATGAATGACAAGACCTATGGTATTCGTACAGGTGAGCTTGTAACCTTCTGTAGTGGTGCTGGTATGGGCAAGAGCAGTATCATGAGGGAACTCATGCACCATATCATGATGAATACCAAGGATAACATAGGGGTACTGGCCTTGGAGGAGAGTGTCAAGAACACAGCCTTTAATATCATGAGTGTCCAAGCCAGTGCCCGTCTGTATATCAAGGAGATACGGGATCAGTACACACCTGAACAGTTGAAGGAGTGGCAGGATAAGACAGTAGGAACTAAGAGGTTCTTTGCCTTTGACCACTTCGGTTCCGTATCCAACGATGAAATCCTTGACCGTGTAAGATACATGGCAAAAGCCTTGGAGTGTAAGTGGGTGTTCCTTGACCATCTCTCTATACTGGTATCAGGTCAGGAGGATATGGGAGATGAACGTAAAAGTATAGATGTTTTAATGACTAAGATGAGATCCTTGGTAGAGGAAACAGGTATAGCCTTGCTCCTTGTCAGTCACTTACGTAGACCTGCTGGAGATAGAGGGCATGAGGATGGAAAGGAGGTAAGTCTGTCCCATCTCAGGGGGTCTGCTTCTATTGCTCACCTATCGGACAGTGTTATAGCTCTGGAAAGAAATCAACAGGCAGAAGAAGAGACAGAAGCTAACACAACTATAGTACGTATCCTTAAAAACAGATATACAGGGGATACAGGTATAGCCTGTCATCTCTTCTATGATAGGGGTACTGGTAGAATGACACAGGTAGACAACCCTTTGGAGGATGACTGATGAATAAAGAAAGTAAAGCAGCATATAGTAAGAAATATTATGAAGAAAATAAAGAAGCTAAAGCAGCATATGATAAGAAATATTATGAAGAAAATAAAGAAGTTATACTAGAACGTGATAAGAAATATCGTGAAGAAAATAAAGAAGCTATAAGAGAACGTAGAAAGAAATATCGTGAAGAAAATAAAGAAGCTATAAGA